TTTTAACTTCCCCACAAGAATAATGAGTTGGTTCACTAAAAAACTTAGACAATACGTACCTGCTACTAGAGGAAAATCCTATGATATAAAAACCGGAATCAATTCCCTTACTTCAAGTGTAGCTGGTATATTTGATGAGAAGCATAGAGAAACCTTAACTGCTGGTTTAGATATTTTTTCTAGCGGTGTGAGAGAGGTAGGAAATATCACTGGTGATCTAACCTCACCAGAAGGGAATTTATTCACACGTACTGAAAGGTTTCTTCATTCTATGGAGGATGTTCCATTCATGTTTGGAGATAAAGCTCTTGATCGTATGATTCCAGATAAGTATCAAGATGTATTTAAGGGAACTCCCAATATAGGAATACCTAACATACCAATGCCCGGACATGGTGCAATTAAATACTTGAATGAAAGAACTCAACAATTAAGATTTGTTCAGAGTAAGGCTGAAATGTTAAATGCCTATGGGAATGAGGGTATAATGAAAGGGGGTAGATTTGGTGGAGATATAGTAGATAGATACAAAGGTAATCCAGCACTTTTATTAGCAGGTCCATATGGTCTTGTATTTGCCTCATATCAAACTGCCGCTAAGAATTTTATGAATAAAGGTAAGGGTGGTGGATCGGTTACAGAAGAAGCGACACCGAAACCAGCAAAAATAGTAAAAGGTTCTGGTAGTTTATTAGGAAAGTCAGCAAGATTCTCAATGGCTACAAGTGGAAGAAATCAAGGCAGGTCATCTTTAAAGATTGGTAGAAAAGGAACTGGTGGAGGTAAGGGAGCCAGTCATTTTAAGAGTTATAAATCAGGACGTAGATCTGAGTATTAGATAATAAAAGGAGGGGAATATATATGTTAAAACTTCTTTCACAAAAAAATGTAAAAGAAAACTGGGATGAATATAAAACCTATATTGAAAAAGCTTTCACTTCTACAGAAGGGAGTAACTTACTAACAAGTAATAGTTCTATTGATATATATAAAACTATTTATGGGAAGTTGATGAATCCTTTTAATGAAGATACTCATTTATGGCTCTCAAAAAACAAGGAGTATCTTTTATTGACTCAGATACAAGAGTGTGAGTTCACAGGTAGGAAAACTATACTTCTTGAATCAGGAACTAGATTAAAAGATGTTGATATAAAAACACGAGATAAATGGTATCACGATATTCATAATACTATTTCAAAATTCGCAAAGGAAAGAGGTTGCGTAGCAATATATGCTTTTAGTGACTTGGATTATTTTATAAAAGTTGCGAAGAAAACAAAAGAATGGAGTAACGTAATGACTCGTTACCAATTCTATTTTCCATTATAAAGGGAGGATAGATGTTAGAGTTACTCACTCCAGAAAATATAAAAGAAAATTGGAAAAGATATAAAGATAATTTAAAAGTAGCATTTACTTCTTCTGAAGGTACTGACTTTGTAACAGGAGAAGGTTCAGAAGATATATATAAAGTTATTTATAATAGATTAATAAATCCTTTCTCTCAAACTATGCACCTTTGGAGTGAAGGAGAAGAAGATTATATTGTCTTAACACAGTTACAAGAAAGTGATTTTACAGGTAAAAGAACTTTAGTATTGTTTTCTGCTACTCGTACTGAAGATGTTAATGAAGAGACTGTAGCAAATCGCTACTATGAGGCTTACCAAACTATTTCAAAGTTTGCAAGAGATAAAGATTGCGAAGGAATGTATTGTTATAGTGATCTTGATTACTTTGCAGAGCTTGCACAACAAACTAAAGAATGGACTAATGTTATCACTCGTTACCAATTCTTATCTCCAATATAAATTAAAATGAAAATATACACAGAAGTAAATTATAAATGGATAGATGGTAGCTTAGTTCAGACATCTTCTAAATCCTTTGACTACACTGGTGATCTTACCCTCTGTGGAGGTGGTGGTGGTGGTGGAGGTAAAGGTGGCGGAGGTGGTGGAGGAGGCTTATCAATTAGTAATCCAGTATCAACCATAACAGAAGCAGTTTCAGACGTAGGAACAGGCATAGTAGAAGGCGCTACAAACGTAGGAACAGGTGTAGTAGAAACTGCTACAGGTGTAGTAGAAACTGCCGCAGACGTAGGAACAGGTGTGGTCGAGACTGCAGTAGGAGGTGTGGAATCACTAGCAGAAACAGCAGTAGATGTTGGAGAAGCGGCCTTAGAAGGTGTTCATGAGGGTGTTGATATGGGTACAGAAGCTCTCCATTCCGTAACCGATACAGGTAAGGATCTACTCCATTCTGGTGCGGATGCTTTAACTGATGGTAGAGATACATTAACAGGATTATTTGTAGAAGATCCATTACAGCAAGTAATGGGAGCAGTTAGTGGTGTGACCGGAGGAGGAGCAGCGGGAACAGAGTCATTTGCTAAAGGAAATAAAGGAAAGAAACAGAAAAATAATCCATTCTTAGCTATTGAAAAAGGTAAAAAAAGTGCAAGAGGTAGTACTAAAATCAGACGACCATCTTCTACTCTTAAAATAAATAAATAGTCATTCGATAAATTATGGAATCTATTAGTGTAAACAATAATGAGGAAACTGAAGTAGGTTATGCTCAAGGAATGTATGAGAATCTCAAAGGAGAAAGAGAACCCTTCTTAGATAGGGCAAGGTCAGCCTCTGAACTTACAATACCTTCACTTCTAGTTAATGAAGGTCATTCTAGTTCCTCTATTCTACCTACTCCTTTTCAATCTATAGGAGCAGAAGGAGTAAATAATTTATCCAGTAAATTACTTTTATCTCTCCTTCCACCTAGTGCGCCTTTTTTTAGATTAGTAATAGATGATGCAGAGTTAGAAAATTTATTAGCTGATCAAAGAGGAGAAGCTGAAGAAGCTCTTGCTAGAATAGAACATATGATAGCTCAAGAGATTGAGGTACGAGCATTACGTGTTCCTATTTCCGAAGCCTTAAAACACTTGATCGTGGCAGGAAATGTTTTAGTATATCTACCTGAAAAAGAACAGATGAGAGTTTTTAAGTTAGATAGATATGTTGTTAAAAGAGATTCAATGGGTAATGTGTTGAAGATAATTGTTAAAGAAACAATGTCTCCATTATCCTTACCAGATAAAGCTAAACATTTAATAGCTGAAATAGGAGAAGATGATATACCAAAAACAAGTGTAAATCTTTTCACCTGTCTTAAATGGACAGGGAGAAATTGGAGAATTCACCAAGAAGTAGAGGGTAGTGTAATTCCGGGTAGTGAAGGATCATTCCCAAAAAATAAGAATCCTTTTATTGCTCTCCGATTCACTCATATAGATGGTGAGGATTATGGTAGAGGATTCGTTGAAGAATATATAGGTGATTTAAAATCTTTAGAAACATTAACTAAAGCAATTGTAGAAGGCAGTGCCGCCGCCGCTAAAATATTATTCTTAGTACGTCCAAATGGAACTACAAGAATTAAAACACTTGCCGATTCTCCTAATGGAGCAATAGTAAGCGGTGATAATCAAGATGTTTCTACTCTTCAGTTACAGAAATCTGCAGACTTTAGAGTTGCTCAAGATACAATACGAACTCTATCCGAAAGGTTGTCTCGTGTATTTCTTATGAATTCTTCTGTCCGAAGACAGGCAGAAAGAGTGACAGCAGAGGAAATTAGAATAGCATATCAAGAATTGGAAATAGCATTGGGAGGAGTTTACTCAATTTTATCACAGGAATTCCAATTACCCTTGGTACAACTCATCATGAATAAGTTGAAGAAAGAAAAGAAACTTCCACCATTTCCTGATGATTCCCTAAAACCTATGGTTATTACAGGAGTAGAAGCTCTTGGAAGAGGTCAAGATTTAAATGAACTAGCTAGTTTTCTTCAACACCTATCACCTCTTGGACCAGATTTAGTTATACGAGAATTGAATGTTAGTGAGTACATTTCTCGTTTAGCGGCCTCTCTCGGTATTGAAGCTAATGGTTTAGTTAAATCTGAAGAGGAAAAACAACAAGAAGCTCAAGCTATGAGGAGACAACAAGAGGCTATGCAGGAACAACAAGTAATGAGTGAGGTAGTAGGTAAGGTCGCTCCAGAAATAGCTAAGGGCACAATTCAAAATCAACAATTACAATAAAAAAGGAAGGTATATATGGCAGATACTAACGTAGTAGAGACACACGAAGATCCAGAACCTGAAAGTCAAGAACATATTCAGGAAATGATTGATAAGGCTGAAAGAGTTCAAAGTGTACCAAGAGAAGATGGGAAACCTAAATGGCTTCCAGATAAGTTTGAGAGTCCAGAAGATCTAGCTGAAGCATATTCTCAATTAGAACAAAAACTATCATCTGGAGATACACCTCCTTCAGAAGAACCAAAAGAAAGAGAAGAAATCCCCCAACGAGCGAATATAGAGGAAGTAAGTCAAGCATTAAAAAATCAAGGATTAGATTTTAAAAAATATGCTACAGAGTATACTCAACAAGGTGAATTAAGTGAAGCATCATATGCTGAATTAGCAGAAGGTGGAATGAATGCTGAAGTTGTAGATACATGGATAGCTGGTCAATCTGCAATAGCTAATCAAATAACAGAAAAAGCATTTGAATCTGTAGGAGGACAAGAGGAATATAACGCTCTCATAGATTGGGCAAAGAATACCTTACCAGAAAATGAGATAGATGCTTTCAATAGAGCAATAGAAAATCCAAATGCAGATGATGTACTTTTTGCAATTAAGTCTTTACATGCAAGAAAGAATGTAGAAGTTGGTGAGACTCCAACTCTATTACAGGGAGATACAGGTGGTAAAAGTATTAGTTCTTATAAATCAGTAACTCAACTGACGAAGGCTATGAATGATCCTCGGTATCAGAATGACCCTGCTTACAGGGATGAAGTGACACAGAAGTTGTCCCAATCATCCATTATGTAATACTCCCAAAATACTACACAGAGTAAATTTTAGCCCATTGAGGTGGATAACTTTGATTGAACAGTTGTGGTTATAAATGGAGACTTTTATA